TGACCGAGGATTGAAAGTTTCGGCTGAACTGCCCAATACGACTTTGGGGCGGGACATTCGCGAACTTGTTTCACGCGGTGACATTTCCGGTTTCTCGTTTGGTTTCTCTATGCCTGCCCGTGGCGGTGATATGTGGAATGACGATGGAACTGAACGCACCTTGAAGGCTGTCCGGCTGCATGAAGTCTCGCTAGTTTCCTTCCCGGCCTACCAGGCCACCAACGGAACCGCGACAGTTCGTGGTTTGGCGCTAGTTGCTCAACGTGCAGAGGTTGACGCTGATGCGCTCGCCGATGCCCTGTTGAAGTTGGAATCGGGCGCTGATTTAACGGCTGATGATCGGACCATCGTTGAATCAGTATTGAATGAATTGGCCCCGAAGCCTGAAAAACAGGAAGAACCGGCTGACAACAGTGCAGACATCCTGGCGTTGAAAAAAGCAAAACTCAAATTGTTGATGCAACAATGGTGACCAATTTGGAGTCTTTGACCAAGACTATTTGGCGTTCGGGTGTCGCGTTGACGATGGCTGATGCTGAAAAAATTGCTCTTGCTATTATGAGGAAGAACGAGACGCGGGAGCAAAAGCAAACCCGTGTTCTGCGAGCTGAGGAGATTCGATGACACCGTGGGAGCTTTTGTCATGGGCTGTTGCGCTGGGTGCGTCAGCGATTGTGTTGATTGTTGCGATTGTGGTGGCCATTGCGGGTGTGAAGGCCGCGAAACGAGCACTGCCGGGCGAGACTCGACGCAGCGTTAAAGATTAGACGTCATCTGCTGGTTTAAACTATTAACAGCAGGTCAGTGTTAGCACGCCTGTGAGGTTGAGCGTGAGCGCCACCGTGAGACAAACAGAAAATCTTATTTGGAGGACATTCATGTCTGAGTTCGTTAAGGCTCAGCAGGAAGTTCGCGCCAACCTCATCGCGCAGATTCAGGAGTCCCTGGACGCTGCTGAGGAACGTGGCGGGCTTGACGCTGAGACCCAGGAAAAAATTGACCGCATCGAGGGTGACATTCGCCGGGCCGATGAGGCTATCGCTGTTGCACAGCGGAACGAGGAGCGGAAGGCTGAAGCGTCGCTGGCTGCCCGTGGTTTCGTTGTTGCCGAAATGGAGGAGCGTGGCGCTGGGGACATTCTCCGTGGCCTGGCTGAGACCCGTGGGAAGCACACGTTTGAAAAGCGTGACATTATTTCTTCGGCCAACACTGTTCCCAAGTCGTTCTTCGACCAGGTGTTCGATGTTGCCCGTCTCGTTGGTCCCATGCTGGACACTTCGGAAATCATCAACACCACCACTGGTGAAGACCTGACCATTCCGACTCTCACGAACTACGGAACCGCCACGCTTACCGCTGAAGGTTCCGCTATCCAAGAAAATGACCCGCAGTATTCGTCATTTACTCTTGGAGCGTATCGCTATGGCCAGCTGATCCAGGTCAGTCGGGAACTGGTAACAGATGCCGGATTTGACATCGAATCGCACCTGGCAAACGCTGCCGGAAACGCACTCGGATATGCGGTCAACGCGGCCCTCACCACTGGAGACGGATCGAGCAAGCCTAACGGTATTGTGACTGCCGCTTCCACCGGTGTGACCGGAACCGCCACCACTGGTGTCTTCACTGCGGACGAACTGATCGAACTGCAGTACACCTTGGATGGTGCTGCCCGTCGCCTGCCTGGTGTTGCATACATGGCCAACGGTTCCACCATTGGCAAGATGCGCACTCTGAAGGACGACGCCGGAAACTACCTGTACCAGGTGCAGGTTGGTCAGCCCGACACGTTCGCCGGTTACGAGGTCGTGGAGAACCCACACATGGCCGCGACTGGAACCGCAACCGCTGGCATCCTGCCGGTGCTGTTCGGTCACCTGCCGTCGTACAAGGTCCGCATGGCTGGCGGTCTGGACGTTGCTTCTTCGGAAGACTACGCGTTCAACCAAAATCTCGTCACATATCGTTTCTTGATGCGTCTAGACGGCGATTTAAGCCACGCTGGTCACGTTAAGGCATTCGAGTCCTACTCCGCCTAGTTCTCGAAACCCAACAAACCGGTCCCTGCCTTCGGGTGGGGGCCGGTTTTGTTTGTTAGTCTGGTGGCGTGAAACCCGAACAACTAGACGCAGTAGTTTCTCTAGCTTCTAACAGTCCCGGCGCACCGACAGGGTACGGGCAACAGGCACAGTATTTGGTTGAACGTCTTGTTCGTCACGGCATTCGGACAGCAGCGCTGTCTAACTATGGCCTCGAGGCCCGCATCGACGAATTGAAAGTCAAGGGCGGAAAAGTCACCCACTATCCAAAAGGATTGACACCGTATTCGGATGATGTGATGCCGGTGTATCACAACCAACATCGGGCGGGCCATGAGGACAAACCTCACGCGCTTATCACCCTGTATGACGTGTGGGTGTATCAGAATCCGAAGTTGGATGAGGTGCCGATTATTTCGTGGGTTCCGTTGGATCATGTTTCGATGCCTCCGGGTGTGGCGAAGTGGGTGGTGAAGGACAATGTGACTCCGGTTGCTATGTCTCCTCATGGTCAACGGCAGATGGCTGAGGTCGGTATCGAATCGGTTTATATTCCCCACATGATTGACACGAAGACGTTTCAACCGACGGAACTATTTGACACGGTTCCCACGCGGGAGTTCATGCAGGTCCCGAATGATGGGTTCCTGATTGGCATGGTTGCCGCTAATAAGGCGAATAAGATTTTGCACCGTAAGGCCTACGCGGAGAACCTGTTAGCGGTTGCCTTGTACATGAAGGAAAACCCGAACGCTTATTTGTATCTTCACACGGAACCGACAGCGGCCTATGGTGGGTTTAATCTGCCGAATCTGTTGAGGGCGTGCAAGATTGACCCGGAGAAGGTTATTTTCCCGGACCCGATGCACCTGCGTTATGGGTACACGCAGAAACAACTAGCAGCCCTATATTCCAGCTTTGACGTGTTGTTGGCCCCGTCGTATGGGGAGGGGTTTGGTGTTCCGACGATTGAGGCTCAGGCCTGTGGGACACGGGTGATTGGTTCGTCATGGGCGGCCACCCAGGACCTGGTTTCGGAGGATTCCTGGTTGGTCGAGGGCCACCCATTCTGGGATGAGGGCCAACAGTCGTGGTGGAAGATTCCGGATGTGTCGTCGATTGTGACGGCGTTGAGGCACGCTGAGGAACCGGATCGTGGACCGTCACAGGTGGCGATGGATTTCGCGTCACAGTTTGCCGTTGAGAAGGTGTGGGATGAACAGTGGTTCCCATTCTTGAAGGATTATTTCGCACGATGAAGGTTGCATTGGTGACGGCGATTTTTGGCGGTTATGACACGTTGAAACCGTTACTGAATGACGAGTTTGATGAAGCAGTCTGTGTGACGGATGATTCGACGTTGGAGGCTGATGGTTGGCGGACTGTGGTTGAGCCGGTTCACCGGTTTCCACGGTTGGTGGCAAAACGTCCAAAGATGCAACCTCACCGGTTTGTTGATGCTGATGTGTGGGTATGGGTGGATGGGCAGATTCAGGTGAAGCCGGGATTGCGGGATTTCGCCGCGGATTCCATCGGTAGCGGTTATGTGGCCGCGTTCACACATCCAGAACGGTCCTGTCTGTATCAGGAGGCGGATGTGGTGAAGGCCCGTGGTTTGGCCCCGGAGGCTGTTGTGAATGAACAGGCGGCCCTCTACCGGCAGTTGGGCATGCCGCAGGGGTTCGGGTTGTGGGAGTGTGCCGTGTTGGTGTGGTCTCGTCATGGTGTGGAGTTTGGGGCGAATTGGTTGCACCAGGTCCGCAAACATTCCCTACGCGATCAGTTGGCTTTCCCCTATGTTGCCTGGGCGCATGACACTCCGATTGTCACATTGGAAGGGCATTCCCGGCGCAACCCCTACACGGCGTGGACATCACATAGGAGGCGTGGATGAGTTTCGCGGAATTGTTGAGGAAGACCGAACGGTCACTGTCACGGAATATGGTGTCTTTGCCGCGGGTGCAGTCGCCGTTGGATGTGGGGAAGCATCCTCCGATGAATCGTGGCGCGGATAAGATGCACCCGCAGGGGATGAACTATTCGGAACCATATGCAGAGTTCCTCGAGGGGATGCAGCCGAAACGGTTGGTTGAGTTAGGTGTGTTCACTGGGGTTTCTATTGCACTGTGGCAGTGGGTCTACCCGGAGACACAGGTCATTGGACTGGATGTTGATTTGACGAGGGTCAACCATGACCTGTTTGAAAATATCGCCCCGGAACTATATTCGTGGGATGCATTCGACCCACAACCGTTACACGTTCTCGAGAACGTGGACGTGTTCATTGATGATGGCCCGCATGTCACTGAAGCTGTGGTGAAGGTCGCTGAGTTCATGAAACCCCGCATGGCCCCAGGTGGTCGGTTCATTGTCGAGGACATGGACAACTGTGCGGACATCCTGCGGCAGGTGTTTCCGGGTGTTGAGGTGAAACGTCACGGGAAGATTGCCTGCGCGTTCCTATGATTCCAAACCTGATTGTGCCGGTGTTGAACCGTTACGACCTACTCAGACGAATGTTGCAGTCATTGGATTACCCAATCCGAGACCTGCTGATTATTGATAACGGTGGCCGGTTTGAAGACGTGTTTGAAAAGGGTGATTTATCGGTCAAGAATGTGCGGGTGTTGATGTTGCCATCCAATCTGGGTGTGGCTGCGTCATGGAACCTCGGAATCAAACTGTTTCCCCACGATGACCGGTGGACGTTCGCGTCGAATGACATTGTTTACCGACCTGGGGCTTTAGAAACCCTGTCAACGGCGTCCAGTGGCGCTCTAACGCTGTGTAGGGATTTTCCGCAGTGGCAGACCTTCGCCATCGG